GGCAAGGCCGGGATATCCGTTGCCGAGGCTGTAAGGAAAGCCGCCGAGAACTCCTGGCAGTCATTCCAGGCGTGCTACATTAAAGAGAGGGCTGGTTATAACAGGAACAACCCCCTGCCTACTTCCGCATCATTTGATGAGGCAGAGCGTTCCCGGCTGGAGGCCGAGATAAAGAAACAGAAGGCCGAGGTTGCAAAGGTACAGGCCGAGAAGGAGAAACGCGAGCAGGAGGAGGCGGAAAGGGAACGTATAAGGAGATTGAATGAATTAACAGGATTTGAGTATCAACCTAACGAACAGCAAGAATGAATGAAGAATCAATAAGAACGGCAATACAGACGGGCAACCCGTTTGGTAGCTACCCGGATTTCTATTCGCTGGAGAATCAGATTCGGTTTGCCTATAATGACGCGCTGAAACTGCGCGGACAGGGCAGCCAAGACCCTGCATCCGAGGAACGGTGCATCAGGATCATAGCAAAGACGCTCTATGAGGACTACCCGACAATGATTGACAACGAGCTGCCGATACTGATGCAAGCCGGTGTATCGGGTGAGTTCGGCAGGGATAACTGGGTGTCGGGTGCTATGGTGCTGCAATGGATTCGACTATACTCACGACATCAGATGCGCCTGAATGTCATTGACGCGCAGCATGAGGAAAAGAAACAGTCGCGCCTGACGAAAGAGGAAAAGGAGCAGAGGAACGATAAGGCGTACAAGGATAGTTACGAGAAGGGCCTGCACTGTTACCGGCAGAACGGCACGATATTTCATAAAGAAGGCTTTGCTATGGCGCAGTGGCCCGCGATGCTATACGATGAGTACCGCAGGCGTGGTGTGATAGGCGAGCCGACTGATGAGGACAGGAAATATGCAGCGAAGAAAGCCGAGGTGCATAACCTGGAACACCCGCTTAAATTTCAACTTTCAACCGAGAGCATGAAGATACACCGTGAGGATATATTCAAGGCGTATCTGCTGGAGGCACACTATTCAGATTTACTACCGATATGAGCAAGGAGAATGAACCAAAGGAAAGACAGACATACCGAATGCAATGCAAGGACTATTCTTACGGGCACTGTGTGGCTCGTAGCGGATGGGACGTTATGGGATTTCACTATAACATGGCCTGCACGGGTGTTTGTGACAGGATGCACAGGTATGACAGCCGCAACGGACTGGAGGGCCGTGAGTTTAACGTGAGTAATGACTAACTAACCCGACGATGAATGTACAGGATAAGCAACAAGGACAGACAAGACCTTCTGATACTCCTGCAGATGATGCAGGGATTCAAGCCGGAGGGTCTGCGCGACCAGAACCGGCTACGCCGGGCACGAGCCGCGCTGAAAAAGCTGCAACGCTCGCAGCCGACGTAGAACGGGCGATGTACCTCGCCGCCGAGATAGCCGGAGTGAACGTGCGCGTGCTGACAAGTCATAACCGTTGGGAACGGCCCTGTATGATGCGGCAGATTGCGGCCTACTGGCTGTATAAGGTGAGGCAGTACACACAGCGCGAAATCGGCTCGGTATTCTGCCGTGACCGCAGCAGTATCTATCACGCCGTAAACAGGATCGGTGAGCTGCTGACGATAGGCGACAAGCAGACGACGGAGCTGTGGCAGGAGTTCAGTACGAGGATAACTGATTACAAACCAATAAAGATTACAAAGAGAATGGGAGTATTACACGATTTGGAAGGAATGCCCGAGTGGCAGAAGAAACGCGAGTACCTGGCACGCCTGCTAACCAACCTCACGTTTGAGGTGGCTGACGTGCTGGAGACACTGTGGATAGAATGCGAGGAAAGAAACGCAGAATGCGGCTATCAGATGAGGCAGGAGGAAAAACGGCACTTCAAGGCCGCAAAGTATCACCTTAAGGCGTTCCGGGGTGCGACACGTGCGCTGGACACCGAGCAGCAGGAGAGCTTCGGAAACGATGCCGAAATGCTGCTTGACCTGATATATGCCGCCGTGACCCGCACGGGCACAGATGATAGCATTATGATTGGTTTTCTTGAACACATAATGCAAATGCCGGACAGAGTGGGTCTTGACGGTGTAAGGCGTGGTGGTACTGAATTTGAACGTATCAAAATGGAACAGGCTAAAGCAAGGATTGAGGCTAAAACAAAGTAATCTCGTTTCATTTTTCTTTGTAAAACGTAATGAAGTTACCATAAATTTGTATATTTGTAACCGCATAAGGTTGTTGCGCCAGCCTGAACAGATTACAAATGCCTTAATGAGTAACGACACGGGCGCAAACGTGTTGCGAAAATTAGGGCATTTTTTGATTGAATTACGGAGGAAATTTGGAAACCAATCGTAGGGTACGAAAACGCCTACGAAGTGAGCAACCTCGGACGTGTCAGGTCTATTGATAAATACGTAAACCATAACCCCAGCGGTATGGCGTTAAGGAAAGGCCAAATACGAAAGCAAATACTCACAAAAGACGGTTATTGTAGAGTTTCACTATGGAATAAATACAAAGGGAAATACTTTGCCGTACATCGTTTAGTCGCTATGGCTTTTATCCCTAATCCCGATAATTTACCCTGCGTGAATCATAAGGATGAAAACCCTCAAAACAACAGGGCTGAAAACCTTGAATGGTGTAGTGTCTTGTATAATGGAAGTTACGGAACAAAGGGTTTAAGATGTTCCAAAAGTCAGTCAAAACATGTTGCTCAATATGATAAAGAGGGTAATTTACTCAAAGTATATATCGGGCCTGTATATGCAGAAAAGGAAACGGGGATAAATCAATACGCGATAAGGAATTGCTGTTTAGGGCATTCCAAAACCGCAGGAGGTTATGTTTGGAAATACCTCATTGAAGGCAAAAGGGTTACAAATAAAATGTCCAATGTAAACATAAAGCAAATAGAGCAATGATAAGCAAGAAATTCACTACCTGGAACGCCCTCAACGTAACCACGAAGGTGAGGAAGGAAAACAAGCAGTCTTACGTATCAATACGCAGGGCAGGTGCGCTGTATTTCTCTCCGCAGGCCGCCGTGACGCTGGGGATAAAGAAAGATGACTGCGTGGTATTTCTCCAGGGTGTTGAGTACACCTCGGAGCTGTTCGTCGCCAAGACGAAGGATAAAGACACAGGCATACGTGTGAAGGCCGACAAGCGAGGCCGCCTGTATGTAAACGGCAAAACATTCACCGATAAGCTCATTGAACATATCGGTGAGGACGGATCACTGCGTATGCGTATGGGTAACGTAGCAGAGGCCCTGCCGAAAGGTGAGAACCTGCCGCCGGTGGCTTACAGACTGTACCTTAACGAATGTGCGAAGAAATGAGTAAACTGCCATTCATACACCAGGGTAACCAGAGCGGGAGGATGGGTATAGCGAACCCTCGCTTTTTCGTAGGCATTGACCCGGACGTGGAGAAGTCGGGCCTGGCGATAGTTGACAAGCAGGCGCGGTGCGTCACGTATGCCGATTCACTGATATTCCCGGATGCGGTGGCACACCTCCGTATGATAGCGCAGGAACACGCACAAGAGCCGTTGTCCGTGCTTGTGGTGATTGAGGACAGCGATACCTCAACGAACTGGCATACAAACAAACTGATGACGAACGGCCAGCCGTTGAAGAATAAGCTGTCAACGGCAGCCGCGATAGGAAGGAGCGCGGGTATGTGTCACGCCACCCTGCGGCACTTAAAGGAGTGTGCCGAGCAGATGGGGTTGTCGGTACTGATGCAGCCGCCGTTCCGTAAGTACTGGAAAGGGCCGGACAAAAAAATCACGCAGGACGAGGCCAAGCAATTTATGACAGGATTACCAAAACGGACAAACCCCGAAATAAGAGATGCCGCTTTGCTTGCGTGGGTTGTCGCAGGGTTGCCTATCCGCATACCTCCAAAGTAATTGTGTTTCATTTTTCTTTGCAAAACGTAATGGAGATATGTTTAACCAATTCAATAACCTAAAACAATTACGACTATGAAGATTGAAGTAGAAGTGCCGGAAGGAAAATCGGCAAAATGGATCAACGGAGTATTAACCCTCATTGATGAGAAGGACAACCGCCCCGTGACGGAACGTATCAGGACACTACAGGATGCTATTGACGAACTCGGCAATGATAATCCTCTGGTAAAGGAGTACGACAAGCTGGCTAACGTAAGCCCGGACGTTGGGGCGTACCTGGAGCTGCGTATCATCGTGGCGGCACTGAACGAGGGCTGGCAACCGAAGTTTGACGGTGAGTGGCGTTACTATCCCTGGTTCAAGCTCGTATCACAGAGTGACATCGAGGATATGGACGAGGAGGAGAAAAATCGTGTGGTGCTGCGATCCTACGACTACGCGTATGCGTATGGCGGTGTCGTGTACGCGGGCGCGGACGTTGATGCGTCTAGCGTGCACGATGCCTTCGGGTGGCGTCTGGCCCTGAAATCGGAGGAACTGGCCGAGTATGCCGGTAGGCAGTTCTTGAAGTTCTACGCGCAGATTATTTTCGCGGAGACGATAAAATAAAAGCCATAGACCGCGATATTTTTGCCCGTATGCGACTTTCTACCCCAGAGGGGTAAGTTGTATAGGGTGAGAAAAAATAAACGCGTACAGCGAAAGAAATGATATTTCGTTTATATTTGCAAATGGAAATCAGATTACGACAGTACTTTTTTGCTGCCCGACGTCCGTAGCGATACGCACCGAGGGCAAAACATGGGCGGTGTGGATTGAAACCCTATCCGCTCGCAAACACAGGCAGGAGCATGGCAAAGGAACACATGATACCCGATGAGTGCCAGGCGTGCATACACCCGATTCACGCCATAAACGGCGTGTTCTGCACGTGGCTGAAACGGTACGTGGATTACTGCAAGAAAGCACCCTGCGAAAAGAACTAACCTCTGACAATGACAAACGAGTTCAAGAGTTTCTTCAAGGCCGTAGGCGGTAACGAAGGAGGGAAATGTAACTACGCTACCCGACTTGATACCTACGGATGCGGATGCCAGCATAACTGCGCGTACTGCTATGCCCGTGCCCTGCTGGACTTTCGCGGCCTGTGGAATCCCACCTCCCCGGCCGTTGCCGACATCGGCGAGATACGCAAGACGATACGCCGGGAGCTGCACAAGGGCGACATCGTGCGGCTCGGTGGTATGACCGACTGTTTCCAACCCCTGGAGCGCAGCCACCGCGTCACACTCCGCACGATTGAGGAACTGAACCGCAGGGGCATCGGCTACCTCATCGTTACGAAAAACAAGCTCGTAGCCGAGCCGGAATACTTGCAGGTGTTTGATCCTGAATTTGCACACATACAGGTAACCATAACCTCAACCAATCCCGACATCACACGTAAGATTGAGCCGGGCGCATCGCTGCCAGCCGATAGGATCGCAGCAGTCGAATTGCTGGCAGCTCGCGGTCTTGACGTATCGGTACGCCTCTCGCCGTTCATCCCCGAGCTGGTGAATATAGACGAGATAAACACTATCAAGTGCGACAAGATATTGGTTGAGTTCCTGCGTGTCAATACGTGGATAGCACGCTGGGTGCGTGAGACGGGGCTGCCCGTTGACCTTCGCCAGTACCGATACAAGAGCGCAGGATATAGACACCTGCCTCTGCGTGTCAAACGCGAACTGCTGCGACAGATAACGGGTTTCAGTGAGCGTTCCGTCTGTGAGGACGTGGAGGAACATTTCGCCTACTGGCAGGAGGCGGTGAACGCCAACATAAAGGATTGTTGCAACTTAAAACGATAATTATGGACATCAAAAGACTACCGATTGAAAAGATTGAGCTCAACACGGGGCAGATCGAGGGACTGCCGGCCAACCCGCGTCAGTGGACACGTGACGATATTGACCGCATCGCCGCGTCACTGAAAGAGACACCCGAATTGTTTGAAATGCGACCGTGCATCGTGTACCCGAATGGCGACAAGTATGTGTTACTTGCTGGCAATTTGAGGTTCACGGGCGCACGACAGAACGGGGATAAGGACGTGCCGTGCGTGGTATGCCCGAAAGAGATGCCAGTGGAGAAACTGAGGGAGATAGTCATCAAGGATAACGGCTCATTTGGCGCGTGGGATTTTGACGCTTTGGCTAATGAATGGGATTCTTTACCCTTGACCGATTGGGGCGTACCGGCATGGGGTTTCAATGAAAAGCAGGATACTTCATTCAAGGGCGACAACCTGCCGACCGAGTTACAGGGTATGGACTTATCGCCCGATGAACTTGCCGAGTTGCAGGGTGACGATGAAACACCGATGGAGCGCATCATTATTTGTTTCAAACCCGATGAAAAAGATGCGCTTGCTGCCCTGCTCGGTCTGGAGGTGATAGACAAGGTGCTTTATCGTTACGATGAACTTTCATTCAACAGGAATGGAGAGTAAGACCTGCGTATTCATAACAGGCACAAACGGCACAGGCAAGACCACACTTGCTAAGCGCATAATAGAGTCAGTAGGGGGGGGTATTTTAAGCACAACAAAAGAATACACCCTCCTAAATAACCCTAAAATGGCATTCGTCGGTAGTTATGATGCAGCAAAAAAATACGGAGGGGTGGATGGTCTAAACAAGACACGGGTGTTACGCGGTATCGTGGAGAAACTACACGCGAGCAGGCCCGTCGTGTTTTGTGAGGGTAGTTTCCTTAAGACGTTTGGCGATAACCTGCAAAACGCAATGTGGGTAGCAGATAACAGATATGTGGTATTTCTTTATGCCAGTCCATCGGTCATAAATAACCGACTATACGAGCGTAGCGGACGGGCTGTAAATGAAAGCATTTTAACTGACCAAAAGGCCGCATTTGCAAGCGCGTTGAGGTGGAAGAAAGTCGGGGTGAAGGTAGTGCCAATAAATACGGGCGAGTGTACGATTGAACAGGAGTTACAAATTGTAAAAGAAAAGATATTGAATGGCTTATTATAATTCGCCGCGTTGGACAGCGGAAATAGCGGATTGCTCAATGCCGATGACGTTTGACACTTATTCAAACTGCGCATTCGGCTGTATGTATTGCTTTGCTCAATTCCAGCGAGGCATCGGAGGCGGTAAAGACAAGTACGCCGCAAAGGACGTCAGGTCGGTAAACGTGGAGCGCATCAAAAAGATGTTCACTGACCCCGACCAGTATGGCGGTCAGTTTGCCGAGTATATAAAGCAGCGCAAGGTTATGCAGTGGGGCGGTATGTCCGACCAGTTTGACGGGTACGAGCGTAAGTACGGCAAGACACTGGAATTGCTGCGGTTCTTCAAGGAAATCAATTACCCGCTTTGTTTCAGCACCAAGGCAACGTGGTTCACCAAAGACCCGCGTTATATGGAACTGATACAAGGGCAAAAGAATTGGAATTTCAAGTTCTCAATTATCACGCTGGACGAGCGTAAGGCGCACGTCATTGAGCGCGGAGTACCAACCCCTGCCGAGCGACTGGCGGCTATTGAGCGCATCGCGAAAGCGGGTGCGGGCGGTGCTACACTGCGTCTGCGCCCGTTTATTATTGGAGTCAGCACCCCGTCATATCTTGAATTGATACACCGCGCAGGCGGGGCGGGTGCAACGGCATTGAGTACGGAGTTCTTTTGCGTGGAACTGCGTTCCCCGACCCTCAAAAACTTTATGCCGACCTTCAACGAACTTTGCGGCTTTGACTTGCTGGCGTTCTACAAAAAGTATTCCGTCAGCAGTGGTTATCTACGTTTGAACCGCAAGGTTAAAGAGCCGTTCATAAACAATATGGAGCAGGCGTGCAAAGAAGAGGGTATGCGCTTTTATGTCAGTGACGCGCATTTCAAAGAGCGTTGTTGTAACGGCTCGTGCTGCGGACTGCCAGCCGACTGGAACTACTCACGCGGTCAGTTCTGCGAGGCGTTGCAGATTGCAAAGGAAAAGGGTGTTGTCTATTGGGATGATATAAAAGCCGACATTGAACGTCTGCATCAATATCCGTGGTGCAGGGCGCAGGGTTTCAACTGCAATAGCAGCGAGAAACGCGCTCACTTTGAGGGTATGACTATGGCTGATTATATGCGCTGGCTATGGAATAACCCGCAGAGCGGGCAGAACCTATACAAGATGTTTGAGGGTATCGTAACCCCTAACGGCAAAGACGAGAACGGAAATTTAATTTACTACTATACACCGAAGAAATGATTGAGAAAGTGAACCCCTGCCACCCCGACAAGGTGGCTGACCGCATCGCTGGCGCGATAGTGGATGCGACCTACAAACTGAACTCCAACCCCCGCACTGCCGTTGAGGTGCTTATCGGACACGGCATTTGCACGATTGAGGTGGAAACCGACACCCGCGTTCCGCGTAAGGTTGTGCGCGGTATTGTCAAGCGCATTTGCGGACGCAGGATGCTTTTAATTTACCGCGTAGTGCAGCAGGATAGGCACTTGGCTAAAAACCAGCAGGAGGGCTTGAAATGTGGCGATAACGGCATATTCAAGGGTGTACCTATGACTGACGAGGATATGGATTTGAGCTGCCTCGCCCGCAAGATCTATTTCAACCACCCCACTGACGGAAAGTATATACTTGACGGGGAACGGCTGATTGTATGCCAGTCAAACGCCACTACCGAGGAACTGCGAACCCTGCTACCCGACTATCCCAACGCAGAGATAAACCCGCTCGGCTACTGGACTGGCGGTACTGACGTGGACTGCGGTGCGACCAACCGCAAACTCGGTTCGGATATGGCGCAGTCAGTAACGGGCGGTGGCTTGCACGGCAAAGACCTATCCAAAGCAGACGTGAGCGTGAATATCTACGCTTGGAAACGGGCGCAGGAAACAAACAAGGTGCAGCAGTTTTGTTGCGCTATCGGTGATACCGAGATTGACGGAAAACCCTACGCTGAAATCGTGCAGGAGGCACGCGACTATATTGAGCAACTTGGCGGCTTTGAACGCTTTGCCGAGTGGGGTTTATTTTAACTGAACGACTATGGCAGGAGGGAACGATAACCTTATCCCGATGAACGAGCGAACAAAGGACGAACAGAGGGAAATCGCAACGGCTGGCGGCAAGGCAAGCGGCGAGTCGCGTCGCCGTCAGCGTACTCTGCGTGAACTGGCTCAGATAATCAGCGAGAAGAAGGTCAAGATGCCGATGCCTGACGGCACAACGGAAGAAATGACCTACGATGCGGCACTTATACAAAGTATGTATCAAAAGGCGGTTGCAAAGGGTGACACGAAAGCGGCCACGTTCATAGCGAAGGTGCTGGGTGAGATTGAGGACAAGCACGTTGTTGAAGGTAACGGCACTGTGATATTCTTGCCAAAGGAGGAAATAGACCAAATGGATAAAGTGCTTGACAAATGATATACACCAACGTGTACGATAAGACGAGAGAAGCGACTGCAAGAACCAGCCGCTTTGTTTCGTCTTGTGGCGGTACACGTTCAGGTAAGACAATCAGCATACTGCAATACATACTGAACCTGTTGATACGAGGCTGGCAGACGGGCAGACCGCCTGTATTGGTGAGCGTGGTATCGGAAACGATGCCGCACTTGAAACGTGGCGCGATACGTGACTTCAAGACGTATCTTGCTGACCGCATCAATATGGAGTGGTGGTCGGAGGGTAACTTCACGTACACGTTCCCGAATGGCTCTATATTGGAGTTTTTCAGTGCCGATGCAGCGAGTAAGGTACACGGCCCTGCACGTGATTACCTGTTCATAAACGAAGGGCAGAACCTCGAATGGGAGACAGTACGCCAACTGCTGATACGTACCCGTAAGATAGTATGGATTGACTACAACCCGACACACACGTTCTGGGTGCATGAGAAGATAGAGTGCCGCGATACCTGCGTGACGATACACTCTACGTATTTGGATAACAAAGACCGCGATACAGGCGAGTGGATGCTGCCACCCGAGCAGGTGCAGGAAATCGAGAGCAACCGAGGTGATGTGAACTGGTGGCGCGTGTATGGTGAGGGTAAGGTCGGCCAGTTAGAAGGTCTGATATTCCCCGACTTTGAGCAGGTGAACGGCTTGCCCGAAGTGACGGACGGAATGATAGAGAGTTACGGGTTAGATATGGGTTTCACCCATGACCCCAGCGTACTGACACACACGATTGTTGATAACCGCAAACGTGAGATATGGGTTGAGGAACTGTTCTACCGCACGGGTATGCTGAATCACGAGATGGCTGAAGGTATGAAAGCCAGTAACGTGAGGCGCAGGACGATATATGCTGATGCGGCAGAACCGCGCACGATTGAGGAACTGAAACGTTACGGGCTGAACGTGCAACCCTGCTACAAGGCAACACGTAAGGCGGAGCAACTGCAAGCAATCAAGGGTTACAGGCTGTATGTGACGAAAGGCTCACTTAACGGTATTAAGGAACTGCGGCAGTATACGTGGCAAAGGGACAGGGATGGTAATTTCCAAAATGAGCCAGTCGGGGTGAACGACCACTTCTGCGATTCGTTCCGATACTCGTGTTTCCCTGCTATTAAGGCGCACCGTGAAAGTCACTCGACATTCTCGCGCACTTGAATGGGAATGAAAAGGCACAACCGGCAACGTTTGTTGTACCCTATATTTGAAACCTGATTACGAAATAGAGCAAAAATTGAAACATTATGACACTACTTGACAAACTCAAAGCGATAGCTGCCGCCGCCTGCCCCGGCTACGGCTGGCACTATGACATCAAGCAGATGCAGAACGTCACCTCGGACGACTGCCAGTTCCCCTGTATCTTCATGGAGGAATACTACGACAGTACGATGAAGAAATTTATGGGCTGGAAACGTGAGGTGACGCTGGAGATACATTTCCTCAACCTCGTGCCGATGCAGGGTGTCGCCGAGGACAGGGAGCGTATCAGGGAGCAGATGCTTGCCGATGGCGTCATCCCCTTTGTGGATGCCTTCAACGCAGACGGTATGTTTGAGGAGGTGGAGGAATACCAGTGCGATCCCGAGCCGCCGATGTTTGATGCCAACGCAACGGGCATACTCCTGCGTTTCAAGACGAAGATACCGGCCTGTATGATTGACCTGCCGGAAACAACACCAACACCCGAGGACGATGCGACTGCGTGAGTTCAAATACGAGGAAGGGACATTCACCTACGGCCAGCGTATCGGTGTCGGCGAGATACTGCGCAATGAGGATGCGAGCGAGTACCAACGCCTGAAAGACTGCTGGAAGGAGCTGTACGGGTGGTCGCCGCGCCTCATGCCGCGCCGTATGCGTAAACGCCGCTTTGACAGGATGATTGACGGCATACGCTACTGGGTTGATCTGGAGGCCGAGACGCTGAAATATGACCCGACCCCAGACCAGGAACGGGCAGGTATCAAGAATATGTTTGCGCAGGTCGGACACATGGGAACGGTCAAGGCACTGGCCGAGAAGTTCGGTAAAGACCCTGACGTGATACTATCCTGGGAATGGGCGAAGGTATACGGCATACTGCACGCTGACCTTAAGGAGTACGAGTATGAACGCCGCCTGACACGTATAATGAGCAAACCGAAAAGCTGACTATGGCAACGATAGAGGATATGATGCGCAAGGCCCTTGACGACTGCGTAGCGGATATCAAGAGGCGCAGCACGCAGGCCGGGCAAGTGGCATCGGGCCGGACGCTGGCCTCGCTGGAGGTGCGTATGCGCCGCGAGGGTGAGAGCATCATCGGTGAGATATGGGGCAGGCCGTTCTTCGGTGCGTTGGAGACCGGCTCACGCCCTGCACGCCGCCGGGGTACGACAGCATCACGTCAGGCTATGGTTGCGGATATGAAGGAGTGGTGCAGGATTCGCGGACTGACAGCAGGGATGACCGACAAGCAGGCCGAGAACTTCGCACGCTGGCTTTCCTGGTATATCAAGCGCAACGGCTCGGCCCTGTACCGCAAAGGCGGACGGCGCGACATCATAACCCCGGCTGTGGAGGCAACGAAGAATGAGCTTGCCGAACGGCTGGGTACGTATTTTGAACAACTGATAACTCACGATATTAACAACAAATTCTTTGGATAATGGCACTATATAACTTGTTTTGGGGAAATACTGGCGCGGAAGGTTATACAGACCTCAGCGACATTGCGTTGGCGTTAGAGGCACTGGCAACCAGTACAAGTATGATGAATACTATTAACGCGGCTGGCGGTGTCAAATGCTGGTGGTTACCCGAATATAACCAAAACTACGCATACAAGGCCGGATGCGCGGTTATTGCCCGCAGCGTTTGTGTTCGCTATGCGTATGGCGATTATAGCGATATACCCGCAGGTGCAGAGACCGCATGGATTGAGGTAGGCAGCGAAAATTACCAGGTTTATACAGATGTTGAGGCCAGTGGCAGCGTTGAACTCGGATTGTTTAACGGGTATCAGGATAGTACCCCCATAATCAAACTTGTTGCAGACGAGTTCAAGGGTGTCGCAGAGTTCAACATTTCTACGGCTGCTCTCGGTTTGATGAATAATGAGCCGCAAGCGTCATTCCAAGATGCGAGCGAATTAACGATTGATGAATCATATCTATACACAAGATTCTACCTCGGTAAGTTCAGCAATATAACCTCAAATCAGTATATGTTCTATCGTGCTACGGCTGAATTTGGAGGTAGTAATTGTCTTGATACACATGGCGACCGCGTATTGTTGAGTCAACGCGGAGAAATAGTTATGACAACCAATGGCGGTAATCATTATGTGACAATACTGCTACCTAACATATCGGGTTCGCAATATGTGATAACCTTGCAGCGCACGCAACGAACTCTGTCCGGCGGAAAGGTTTATCAGGTTTATATCGGTAGTGCGGATGATGCAAGTGCAGTAAACACACTCCTTTCATCTATCTACTTTTCCGGGAGGGTGTCATACACCTATAAGACAGCGTGTAACGATATTCCTATTCGCTGGTTTAATGTCTATGGCGGCCTGAATTGTTATTCTTTCCCGTTCCGCCAGATACTCAAACTCGCAGCCAAAACAACAAAGACCGCGCAACATACGCATCGTAACGGGCAGCCGCTTATCGTCCCCGAACTCGTACCTTATGAACTGGAACATTCGCGCATCCTTGTTCTGGGTGAAGATAACATGAATACAAATTTGGTTGATTTCCTTAAAACGCTGGCTTACTCGCAGTACATACAATATGCGGCTGATTATCATACGGATGGCTGGAGGCGTTGCAGCGTAGAGAAGTTTGACCTTAAAGAAGAAACGGACAAAACATCACTCAAGTACGAGATTGAGTTGCGCATCCCCGATATAAATCCTTTGTTTTAACGCATTATGACCGAGGAAATATACATTGACGGAACACTCATGGATCTGGACGCTGACAAAACCAACGTCCAACTGATTTATCAGTCGCCGGTATTGACGGACTTCCAGAGCGTGGTTTCAAACCGCACTACGAACGTCACGCTGCCTCTGACGCAGAACAACCTCAAAGCGATTGGATATGTAGGCACACAGGTTGATAGTGACTTCCCGTACACGAAACACTCCGTCATATATAAGCGTGACGGGGTGCAGTTGCTTTCAGGGTTTGCTACCCTGCTGTCTATCAAGGCGAGTACTATTTCCTTCTGTTTCACCTGGGGAAATGTTAAGGCAATGGAGGCGTTGTTTAATACCTCACTGCGTGAACTCACTACATTGGGGCGAGCCCCATATCCGGCAACTCTTGTTGATTCTATACACTATCTTTACTATATCAATTACGGAGGTAATCGTAAGGGTGTAGGAGTAGCAATTTACGAGATCCTCAATGCTATACAGAATAAATGCGGAGTATCGGGGTTGCTGGATCTATGCAAACCTCATCCGACGGGCAACGACCGTTACTGGCTTGCACTCACGACCCGTAACGGAGATACCCGGACACGCTATTTGCAGGGTACGGTTTATGGTACTCCGAGGGCGCGAATGTGGAAGGTGAACGACCTTTTCTATCTCACAACATTGTACGCCGGTGCTGATGGGAGAGACCCGCACGGCTCAATGTCTGATTATGGTATCATTGATGTGTCAGGTGCAAATACACTCGAACTGACGCTGAAGGGTACGTTTGACCGTTACCAGTATGGCACATCCTATCGTAAAAACGAAATGAGGCTTGCCTTCAACACTGGTGACGGGTGGGATTACGACAACGGAACTCTGCTATGCACTCCTACATACGTAAGCTCACAGACTTACCGCTATACGCTTGATAATACATTTACGATAGATGTTTCTCAATACGAGAAGGTTGCAATCGTTATCAACACAGATATAGGTAATTACGACCCTTCATTGAGCAACGTAAACGTAACAGAATATCGTGCGGTGCTTGATCCTGACGAGAGTGAGGATTGTATCTATGATGCAGCCAACGGTTACGTATATCCTATTTGGCTAAACCTGCCGGATATATCATGCGGTCAGTTTATCAAGAATCTGTTATGGCTACGAGGCGCGTTTGCTTATTCACAAGACGGGCGAACATTCAGTATTATCAGCTTCAATCAATTACAGGCAAATAAAACCGTTGCACGCGATTGGACGGAAAAGATGGCAACCCTGCATCCGCAGGAGCGGCAGACAAAATTAGACAATACCGCACAGCGTAACTACTTCCGTTATACGGAGGCGGATTTTTACGATAACACGCAATTTCAGGGTGTTTTAAGAACCGAGGACGAAACTATTGACGAAGAATACGAGTATTGTAAGAGTGATTTTGCCCTTTGTCCCGGTAATAAGATTCCCGTATGGAGTATGAATGATGATGGGGAGTGGAATTTTGCCGGAGATAATATACCGCCGGTACTGCTTTATTCATACATACAGCTCTCGGGTCTTCGTTATGCGGGGTTTAATAGCAGGCTAATATGGAGTAATCGCCTCGCAGAGTGGTATCAGCAGTATGCGAAGATTATCCGTAAACCCGTAGTCCTGAAAGCCGAGTTCGTGCTTTCAACCTACGACCTTTTCACGCTGGATATGACGATACCCGTGTATCTCAAGCAGACGGGGCATTACTATCTCATACGCAAGCTAACAACCAAGAGCGGCGGCGTGGTTGATACAGAATTGATAAAACTATAACACAAAGGATATGGCAGACAAGAAAGAGATTCTGTTGCAGGTCAAGACCGACATGGCTAACTCTAACAAGGAGATAGGCCAGCTCGTGCAACAGATGGCAGAGCTGAACCAGCAGGTTTATGCGTTGCAGATATCGGAAAAGACACTCAAAGACCAGATCAAGGCAAACGAGCGGACGATAAGCGAGTACGACAAGGCCGTAGCCGCCGGTAACACCACCACCGCCGAGCAGACGAAGGCGTATAACGATGCGAAAGCCGGTCTTGACGGTCTGTATAAGGAGCTTGCCGTAACACAGGAGGCCCTGAAAGCCCATAAGAAGGAACAGCAGGAGCAGAGCCGTGTCATTCAGAACACCATCATATCCCAGGAAACATACAAGGACACCCTCAAAGGTATGGCTGCGCAGCTATCCGTCGAGAAGGACAAACTGCGCCAGATTAAGATTGCCGGAGGCGAACTGACGGATGAATACAAACGCCAGCAGGAGGTTGTAAACCAACTCAACACCAAAGTATCAACGCTGGAGCAGGCGTATGGTGTTTATACCCGTAACGTGGGTAACTACAAGTCCGGCGTTCAGGAGTTGAACGAGATGCTACGCCAACACCTGCAGAGGCTCGGAACGCTAAAAGAGGGGACGAAGGAATGGGATGCCGAGGCCAGTGCCGTACAGAAGACAACCCGAGAGCTGGAGAACCTTAACCGTGAGCAGGAGAAACAGGAGGCTACACAGCAAGGATTCTTTACGAAGGCAAAAGCCGGGTGGACGGCAATGGTCGGCTGGATCGCCGCCGTAGTCGCTGCTGTGACAGGTCTTATCAGGGCTGTAAGCAAAGTAATCAAAACAAATATTGAGTTCGCCCAGCAGCAGAAGAACCTCCAGACGATACTCGGCCTGACGAATGACGAGATGCAGGCGATGACCAATCACGCGAAGGAACTCGGACGTACGACAGAGTACACCGCCTCCCAGGTTACTGAGTTGCAGATTGCACTCGCCAAGCTGGGATTCACAGCCGAGCAGATACGTGCTATGTCCGGCGCGGTACTGGCTCTTGCTACTGACCTTGACGCAGGTCTGGGTGAATCCGCAGACCTTACCGGCTCGGTACTGCGTCAGTTTGGTAAAGATGCCAGCGAGGCCGGTCACGTTGTAGATGTGCTGGTAAAAGGAGCTAATGAGAGTGCGCTTTCATTTGATAAGTACCGCACCGCACTGGCACAGGTCGCACCCGTAGCAAACGCTATGGGCTTTGATTTGGAGGGCGTCGTTTCCATACTCGGCTCATTGGTGAACGTGGGTATGGATGCAAGCATGGCGGCAAACTCTACACGTAACATATTGCTGAAACTGGCTGATAGCAGCAGCGACCTCGCTAAGAGTTTAAGCCAGCCCGTAAAGGATATACCGTCACTCGTAGCCGGCTTGAAGGAACTGCAAGATCGTGGCATTGACGTAGCCGAGGCTCTGGAACTGACAGATAAACGTAGCGTGGCGGCATTCACGTCACTGATGAAGAACGCCGATGCCATTGATGAGTTAAACAAGAAACTCGCCGATGTGGATGGTTACGCTATCGGTATCCGTGAGGAACGTCTGCAAACAACCGAAGGTGCAATCAAGATGCTTAAATCGGCATGGGAGGGATTTGAATTGGCAGTACTGAATAGTGAGGGTCGTCTGTCCAAGTTCTTCCGGGGATTAGCTGACGATATAAACATACTGACCGACAGGCTTGATCCTGAAGGCAAGGCCCGCCGTGACTTTGAGGCATTGGTACAGAACTTCACCGTCAGCTATGAGGAAATCGCGAAGGTAGCCGAAGAAAAGGGTATCAATGTAGAACACGCACTGCAGACGATGTACGAAACGGAAACACGTTCTATGCAGGAGCGTGCCAATGAGCAGCAGCGTATCATCAAGTCCATGAACCACCAGATATCGGCAACCGAGGATAAGCGCGAGAAGAAACGCCTGGAGCAGATAAAGGCTAACGCCGAGATAGAGATAAATACTATACGTAATAACTATCAGGCACTCAAACAGGCTTACGAAAAGATACAGAAAGCCCGCGAGAAGGCAAGTGGTACAGCCGGATCAGGCGGAACGGATGATGGAGGTACTGATGCGAAGGTGCTTTCGGATGCTGAAAAGAAGAAAGCATCACAGGTCGCACTGAAAGAGTTAGAAAGTAACCAGAAGGTTTATTCAGCTATGCTCGCCCAGCAGAAACGCTACTATAATGACGCCTCGCTGACAGAGCAGGAGAATGAGGAACAACGCTGGCAGCATGAGCAGGAATGGCAGAAACGCAGTTTTGAACAAAAACAGTCCTATGAGCGTGAGAAACTGCGCATACAGCTCCAGTACGACCAGATAACGGGTGAGGAATACCGCAACGGTCTTAAAGCTCTGGAAATAGAGAGCGAGACATTCTACAAGGATCAGGAGCAGAACGCCGTTGAACACCTGACGACGATAACCGAGAAGGTGACAAAAGCCTTGTCGGGCGTTGACCTCGGTGTTGAGATAAAAGCTGTGAAGGAACAGTACCAGGAACTCTACGCCGGGCTTGATGCTATGGTAAAGAACGGCCTGCTAACCTACGAGGAGGCCAGCTACTATCGTGTCGGCCTGGAGCAGAAGGAGGCACGCGAGATCAAGGCCATACGTGAGCGTTCAAAGAAGGAGGAGGAACAGCGTTTGAAGGAGGAATCCGAGAAACGAGCCGAGAAACTAAACACCGACCTTAAGCTGGCATGGCAGAACGCCGAGCAGCAGTACCAGATACGCAAGCGTTATCTGGAGCAGGAAATGGAGCTTTACAAGGCCAGTGCCGCTAAACGCGCTGAACTGGAGGAGCAGCTTGCCGCCCTGGAGAGCGAACATATGCAGGCCAAGATAGACCGCATGAACGAATATCTGACGCAGGTAGGCGAATTATTCAGCAGCATGAACGATATCGCCACCAACTACTCCAACACCCGTGTTCAGGAGGCCGAGCAGCAGAACGAGCAGGAAAAGGCCGCGCTGGATAAGCGTTTGAAGTCCGGCCTCATAAGCCAAAAGCAGTATGACGATAAGGTAGCAAAACTTGATGCCGACCTGTCTGCAAAGAAAGCCGAAGAAACACGTAAGCAGGCCGAGCGTCAGAAGGCGTTATCCGTCTTTGAGATTGCGCTGAACACGGCTACCGCCATAATGAAGATATGGGCCGAAGTGCCGAAGATGGACTTCGGTGTCAGCACCGTTGCCCTGACTGCCGTAGCTGCCGCTATGGGTGCGCTGCAACTGGGTGCGGTACTATCCGAGCCACTGCCGAAAGCACGCAAGGGTGGTAAGATAAAGGGCGCGAAACATGAACAGGGCGGTGTTTTGATCGAGGCCGAAGGTGACGAGCGTGTCGTTGCGGCACAGCCAGCAAAGGCGTTCCCGGAACTCCTAAACCTGATATCTTATATTGGTAAGAAGAAAGGAAACAGACCGTCACCTATGCCGACTAATAACCTATCCTACGACAATAAACAGGATGATAAACAGACACGTTCGGTATCAACAGTACGTGATGAGAAAGTAAACAGGATTGAGAATGCTGTCAAGCAGATAACCGATAATGAATTGTCGCGTACCGAGCATGATACGGAGCAGGAGGAACTGACACGGGAGCAGATGCAGAAAACGCAGGAACTCACCAGCAAGATAGACAAGGCTGTTCTGCATAACCGTGACAGTTACGAGATAGAGGCGCGTACCGAGCATGATACGGAGCAGGAGGAACTGACACGGGAGCAGGATCGTAAAATATCTGATATAGAGAAGATACGTTCCGAGCGTGAAACAAAACAGACCGAGATTAAACATATTGATACCCTCCTTGAATCTATCGCACGCAATAGCGAGATATTGCCGGGTAGCAATAATGATATCCGTTTCCGCATAGGTGACGTGATACGTGAAACCGATATCCGCCGCCTGGCTATGGATGAGGTGCGTAACAGCAGCATGGATAGTATCATTAGCAACGTCACCCGTTACGGTGCGATACCCGATACCGGCTATGCCTTGCGATACAGTGAGGCGCAGGCCCGTGCCGGAGCATCCGGGGTAACAGCCGGTAAGATAGAGATTGACTACGAGCGTCTGGGTGAGGTTGTGGGTCAGCGTGTTGCCGAGGAAATGAAGAACTTACAGGTATGGCTTTCTCTGACCGAGCTACGCGACGCACAGGATAATGTAGTACACCTGGATGAACTGACACGTCAATGACGATATACGAACTACTGCAGACCATTGATACCGAGCAGTTCAACCGTCTGGTGAAGGTCGGTATCATCACGCCGGAGTGGCGGCGTTCCTTGCGCATATACCGTTACTTCCTGGAACAGTGCGAGCATACGGGCAAGATGGATGCCTACGACCTGACGGGGCAGAAGTTCTATATGTCGGATGAAAACGTGCGCAAGATAATACGGCGGCTGAATACAAAGGTTTGATGCCTTTTTGAAATGGTATTTACATTTACCACCGAAATAGTAACGTGGTAACTTTACTTTGCAGGCAGAGAGGCGGTTTCCTTTCTGCCTGTTGCATTTTCTCTTCCTCGGCGGGTAAATGTATGGCGCGGACAAAGAAAGTCGCTTACAGAGCAAAAGAATCAACCAAAACAAATACGTATATGTTGGAAATCAAACTACACGAGGTAATTGACAAGGAAAGCAATGCGTGGATATACGAGTGGTTCGGTATGGATCATCCGTTCACGCTGGAGACCTTGCAGAACCTGCTGAACGAAAACCCTGACGAGAAGGATATCAAGTTACAGATACACTGCGACGGTGGTCTGGTATCGGAGGGTCTTGCTCTTTATGACTGCCTGCGCACTTCAGGCCGTAATATCTACTGTAACGTAGAGGGTGACTGTCATTCAATGGCTATCGTTCTGCTGCTGGCTGCACCCAAGAGTCAGCGTACCGCTAACCCTAACTCATCCTTCCTTATTCACGAAGTACAAGGCGGCGTTAGTGGCTCGACTACAGCCGTAGAGAGGTACGCCGAGGAAATGCGCGAGTTACAGGAGCGTATCATTGACATTTACGCCGACCGTACCGGCTATAACCGCGATGACCTTGCGGCTGCTATGGCCGAGGAAAAGATACGTGATGCGCAGTATATGCTGGATCACGGATTTATCGGTGCTATCAACGAGTACAACACCAATCAAAAACAGAAAAATATGTTCAACTGGAAAGAAGCACTGGACGCCCTGTTAAAGAGGGGCGAACAGGCAGAGAAAGAAGGCGAGCAGAACGGCGCACAGGCCGCTCCCGCCAATGAGATTGAAACCCTGAACGCCCGTATCAAGGAGTTGGAGGGTGAGAAACAGAACGCCCAGGCACAGATAGATACACTGACCGCCGAGCGTGATAACGCTATTACAGAACGTGACGCACAGACCGAGCAGGTGAATAACCTGACCGCCGAGCGTGACAACCTGCAGACACAGCTCACCGAGGCACAGAACACCGTCGCCGCCCGCGATGAGGAAATCAAGAACCTTAAGAGCCAGTTAGGTAGTCATTACCAGCCGGGCAGCCGCATGAACGGAAAGTCCGCCGGTGAGGGTAAGGAGAACGTAGAAAAGACCAGCGAGGAGCGCAAGGCCGAGTGCCGCGAAAAACTGGGCTGGACTGAAAAGAAGTAACAACCAACTAAAACCAATAGAATTATGCCACAAGCAAACATTAACTTCGATCTCTCGAAGTTCACATTCACTGCCGAGCAGATCCGTGACATCAACGAGCTTGTCTATGAAGGTGTCGAGCGTCTGCCCGAGATATCTGCCATACATCAGATGTGGGGCGGTATCGTGTATAACAAGGAAGTAGGTTTCATCACACAGGGCGGCCTTGTCGGTAAGAAGGGCCAGGGTTGTGATCCCGAACTCCAGGAGTGGGGTATCGGCACACGCAAGATGCTGTGGAAGCCAAAGGAGTGGGAAATCTATCTGGGCGAGTGCGCCAACGACCTGAAGGACACTATGGTAGTGTACTCCATGCGTACCGGCACAAACGTGGACGACCTGACCGATACCGACTACATGAACATTGTAGTTGAGGTGCTGGTAGGTGCTGTCTATAAGTTTATGTACCGCCTCATATGGATGAACGACACCGATGCTGAAAACGTTGACTTCGAGACCCTTCCCGTAGCCGCCGTTGCCAGCCTCACCGCCGTTCCCACCGCAGCCGTTACCGAGCAGACCACCGGCGAGGCTCTCGTAGGCACTGTCTATGAGACCAGCTCCGCCTCTAACAAGGTTAAGTGCGCCCTGGCTGACGGAACAGTCGTTTATCTGTCACCGACAGCCGCAACCGGCACAGCCGTAGAGGGTCACACCTACTACTCAAAGGACACCGAGCATAAGATTACCCCGATTGAGGGTACAGTCTATATGGGTGTCGCAAAGGGTACTCTGGGCGCAACCAAATGCACACTGTCAAACGGCACTATCGTTTACCTGGCTGCCGATGCCGCTACCGGCGTGGCACAGGAGGGTAAGACCTACTACTCCAAGACCGGCGCAACACAGGAGGTGAACGGCGGTGGTATCATCACCGAGGATGTAGATACCGGCTACTTCGATATCATCGATGGTCTGTTCAAGCAGCTCCGTGCCCTTGTTGCCGAGGATGACAAGCGCGGTATCACTATCGACGCAAACAGCCAGTCAACAAAGGCCGAGCAGATGGCTTACATGACACCCGAGCGTGCATTCAATCTGCTGTCCGCTATGTGGTACAAAGCTCCGCTCAAGCTGCGTAACATGAAGGCTGATACCAACGTCGAGAACCGTCCGAAGTTCCTCGTTACCCAGTCTATCGCCGATGCCTACGAGCAGTACCTTATCGGTAAGGGCATTGACCGCACATACGTCAACCTTGTTGAAGGTGTGCAGGTACTTGCCTTCCTCGGCATCCCCGTTGTACCTCTGGGTATTTGGGATGAGATGATCCAGTCGTACAACGACCTCGGTACTACTTTCTTCAAGCCTCACCGCGCTCTGCTGACAATCAAGTCGGTACTTGCCGTAGGTACACCGAACGAAGGCCGTATGTACGGTGACTTCGAGATTTGGTATAACAAGGATGAGCGTCGCACCAAGATCCTGCTTAAGGATAAGGCCGATGCAGAGATCGCTAACCCCGATTTCTTCATCTACGCCGAGTAAGAGTTTGCAAGGGCCTGGGGATGGCGAGTGTACTTTCACCAACGCCGTCCCGCCCTTCTTTTATCGAACATTAACCACTAAAAACGTTTCAATATGAATTGCAGTAAAATTACAGGCAACCTGCAGATGGCATCATGCCGTAACGCCGTTGCCGGCATCAAGGGTGAGGCTATAATCATCAACTTTGACGATTGGAAAGCCGCCACTATCACCGAGGTAAGCGGTGTTATTAGCGCTATCACACTCGCAGGCGCAACAAAGGCCAGCAAGTTCACCTCTCACGAGAAGGCATTTGAGTCAAGCAGCAACCTGCAGAAAGGTACATACAACAGCAGCTTTGCTCATCAGATCATCATGCGTGCCTTTGACCGCACACAGACGTTGAAGGATGACATCAACAAGATGGCTAACGGCCGTTACGTTGCTATCATCATCAATCGCGACCAGAACGATGAGCCGACTACCGTTGAGCTGCTGGGTGCAGAGAACGGCCTTGTGGCTACCGCTATCGAGCATAACTCTGCCGACAACGACGGTGTAGCTTACGCTATCACCCTCGGCAGCGAGGAGGGAGCTTACGAGAGCGAAATCCCCAAGAGCGTGTACACCAACTCTCTCGCCGCAACATTGACAATGATTGAGGCCCTTTGCGCCGCATCCTAATCCTCGCACGTCTATGATGACGATTGACGAGTATAAATCCAAGTATCAGGGTATCAGTTCCGCCGAGGTGCGCGAACTGATATCTTCCGATACGGACTTCCGAAATACAACGGAGCGTCTTTACGTGAGCATCTACCATACCAAACTCAACAAGAGTTGTGGCGATTGCTGGTTTGATGCCTTTATCCTAATTATGAGAACCGACACTAAAACATTGAAAGCTATGCAAGACAAGAAGTTTGACCTACGCGCCGGAGCGTTGCTCATCGATCCGCACGGCGACCCGAAGAAAACGGTCACACAACTGAATATAACCGATGAACTGGCCCTGTACCACCTGCGTACACACCCGGACTGCGCCAAGCTGTTCTATAAGCTCCCGCCCAACTGGGAGGAACTGGCAATACGTTCCGGCATTGAGGCCGAGCAGAGTGCAGCACCCCTGAAAAAGAACCCCCGTAACAGAAGGAGGTAAACGCGATGAAACTCGAAACGCTGAAAACGGAAAAGCAGTTACGCACACGTAACGACAGGATATACCACATACAGGTCTATGGTGAGCAGAACGACTACCCGCAGAAACTGCAGGAGGTGGTCGGTGCATCTATCACCGGCGGCGCGTGCGTGGAGCAGTACGGACGCTTTCTGTTTGGTCGCGGATTCCGTCAGCGTGAGTTCTTTAAGGCTATCGTCAATGAGCGCGGCGACAGGGCTGATGACGTCCTGAACGCCGTTGCCAACGACTATGCACAGTTCGGAGGATTCGCCCTGCACGTCAACTGGAACGCGCTGTATGAGATAACCAGCGTGGCACACGTCCCGTTCGAGTGGCTGCGTTTTGAGGAACTTGACGATAACTACGAGTTCCACCGTATCGCATTACATAAAGACTGGGGCAGGCGTTACACCAACCTGCGCCGTTTCCGTTCACAGGATATCGTCTGGTTTGACCTTTTTGATCCCGACCATAGCACTATCAGCCAGGAGGTTGAGAAAGCCGGAGGCTGGGAGGCATGGAACGGACAGATATTCTATTTCTCACGCCGAGGCCCGAAGTCATACCCTCTGCCTGTCTATGACAGCGCACTCACGGATATGTCTGCGGAGGAAGGGTTAAGTAACCTCGCCTACCGCAACATACGTAACGGCTACCAGCCGTCAGGTATGTTTATAGACCACTGCAACGGCGCGAACAGCAAGGAGCAGTCTGACGAGCGTAAGAAGGAACTGACCGCGTTTCAGGGTGATTCAAAGGCAGCGAAGATACTCTATGTCAACCTCGAGGACGGCGACCAAGAGCCGGAGTTTAAGCCCTGGGAGACGAATAACACCGACCAGAAGTTCAAACTCAGTGACGAGAAAGTACCTGACCGTATAGGTGCGGCTTTCTGCCAGCCACCTATCCTACGAGCCAAGGACGTAGGTTCTAATTTCGGTGCAACAGCCATGAAAGAGGCGTACGACTACTATAACGGCCAGACCGAAACGGAGCGTTTGACGCTGGAGCGCGTGATGCACGATGTTTTCCAGTATATGCACGACATCAAGTCTATCAACCCGGATGACGATTACAGCATTCTCCCGAAAGTGTACAACGTCACACAGACACTTGCAGAACGCCTGGGTGACCGCACGAAGGAGGTGCTGGAACTGTTGTTTGACACCGATAAGACGGCCGATGCCAAGAGGGTTGTGCTGGCCGAGGTGTTCGGGTTGGAAGACGAGGCAATTGAAAAACTGATTAACGGCATTGGGAAATGATTATAACGGTAGAGGATATTCGCAAGTACCGCGAGATTGCGCTGAATACGCAAAAGAACCGCGTTGAGATATTCATTCGTGAAACGGAGGAACTGGATATCGTCAAGATGCTCGGCGTTGAGGAATACGACCGCCTTGCAAACCGTGACGAGCATACGGAACTGACCGATGCCGAGAAGATGCTACTTAACGGTGGCACGTGGACGGACGATGCCGGGCAGATGCAGCGTTTCGCCGGTCTGATAGCTGCCGAGAGTTACCTTGTGTTCGCCCGTTTCATACGCACGCATCCTCTGCAGGTGACACCCTACGGAGTGGTCGTAAAGGACGGTGACGACAGCGTGGCTGCCAGTGCACAGTCAATAGCCGCCGTCAGCAAGGACAGTGAGAAGATAGGTCGCCAGCACCTCGCCGATGCCGTGAAGTATTGGCGTTGGGTGACCGCCTGTCAGTGCGACTATAACTGTAACCAGCCTCCCATACGTGCCTCACGGTCCAAGTTCATAGCAATAGGGGATTAACACAAAACAAAGACAATATGTATAATTCATGCAGTAAACTAACGAGGAATCAGAACCTCGCCCGTTGCGGGCAGTTCAACGCCCATATAGAGGCCGACCTGTTCCTCATGGCGAAAGACGATATCGAGTGGTACAACATCTACGAGAACGTATGTAACGGCCTCTCGCTGAAATCGGGCCAGTATGCCGTGCGCTATCAGGGTAAGCGCAACTCCTATGACGCAGGTTACCAGATGGTGAAGGGTACGTTCAGCAACGGATTCCAGCATCATATCACCTGCCGCACCTTTGTGCGTACACAGGAGTTGAAAGACCATATGAACCGCCTCCCGTTCTGTCGTGTGGTGGCTTTCGTGCGTAATGCCGACAGCCATGATATGCAGACCAAGTACGAGATATACGGCCTGGAGAACGGTCTGCTGATGTCCGAGATAGACTGGACAGGCAACGCTGATGAGGGCTGGCTGGGTTCATTCACCCTCTCGACCGAGGAAAACGAGCGTGAGAACACCATGCCCGTTACCTTCTACAATCCCATACACGGGGATGATATGAAACTGTGGCTGTTGGGTTACACCCAGTTGCAGTACTTCACCCTTTCGGATTACAACAACGACCTTTCGTTGTTGAACGGTAATGACAAACTTAAATAACAAGACAAATGGATAAACTTGAATTGACCTTTGCACCGGGAGAAAGCCTGGCTGCAGACGACCTCAACCAGATGGTCGGCAAAACAAACGAGCTGGTGGATGAGTTCAACACCATCGCCTCCGAGAACATGACAAATGAGATTTACCTGGACTTCACCAAGACCGACCCTGCGACGATCGTTACAGGCGACATCAACGGCGAGGTGATACAGTATATCCGCAATCACTCACACCGCTACCTCGCTAAGCAGCAGGAGACCGGCGAGCGTGTCATCTGTCAGCTTGCAGATGATGATTCAACCGTCTTTGCCGGTGACGGATCAGCAGCAGCCCTTGACGGCACACAAGGTGACGTGATGATGCACGTACCCCGTTTCTTCTACAAGGTGGAGGAGCAGAAGGCCGACAAGTGGCACGTTCTCGTTTCTCTCATCAAGGTTGAGGAGGATTGGCAGGAGTTTGACGGCAAGCACCTTATCGGTGTATATGAGGGCTACGTCGCTGACGGCAAGCTCTACTCACGCTCCGGCGTTCAGAGTACAGGCAACGTCAGTCAGACCAACTTCAAGAGCTACGCCCGCGCACGTGGTAACGGCAACACTCTTGTAACCTGGGAGCAGCACTGCATCATGGCCTTCCTGTTCTGGGCCGAGTACGGCAATACCAACTGCCAGGCAATAATCGGCTCGGGTACTGACAGCTACGAGAAGGCTACCGGCCAGACCGACAGCAAGGGTATGCACGACACTGCCGCTAACCTTGACGGCAATACCGGCTCTATCAACTTCTGGGGTCTGGAGAACTGGTGGGGCAATAAGGCCGAGTGGGTTGATAACGTAGAGGTCAACAAGGATGCCGTTGACGGCAAGTGGACTATCACCGAGCGTGACGGTCACACCCGCACTGTTCAGGGATTCACCACACCTACGGGAGAATGGGCTTATCCCAAGTCCGTAACCCTCGGCATACACCTGGATATGGTCGGTAAGACACTGGGCGGCGACTCCGCACATGGACTTTGTGACGGTCAGTATCTCGGTACATCTACTCATCGTGTGGTGCGGCGATCCGTCAGCGACGCGTATACGAGTGGCGGTGTCGTGTGCGCGTACGCGGCCGCTGTTGCGTCTGGCGTGGGCGACTCCTGCGGGTCGCGTCTGGCCTTCCACGGTGAAATACGTATTGAGCCCGACGTTGCAACGTTCAAGGCGTTGTAACGTCGGCGCGGCAGGCTGTCCTTTGCATGGCATCGTGTGGTGCTGCGATCCAACAACAACGCGAATACGAATGGCGGTGTCGTGTACGCGAACGCGAACAATGATGCGTCTAACGTGAACGACAACTACGGGTCGCGTCTGAACTTAAACGGTTATAACGCGCGAGTTTCTGCAACAAACAATTTGGGGTACGTCCTCTGCCGGTAACGGCAGGGGTTGTCCCAAGCAAAGGAGGCCTCACCAAACGGTCTGAAACAATGAACGAGGTGGAACATAACGAGCGCGGGTGATGCTGCAAGTAAGCCGGGAGTTCCCGGAGGTTGAAAGTGGCAAAACCGAACAACAAGGCAGAAACAAACAGAGAGTATTAAAACGATTTTTGAAATAATGGACAGATGAAGCGTAAGGGGTATATCATCGAGGAAATCATCACGGACGAGAACCTGTATGATGCCTTCTATTATGTACTCCGAGGCAGGCGAGGCAAGACGGAGAGCGGGCGGCGTCTGATGAAGAACCGCGAGAAGGTTATCGCCAACATACGCCGCTCGATAGCTGACGGATCATACGGCCCGAGCAGCTACCACGAGTTCCAGATTTGCGAGAACGGCAAGACGCGCACCATACAGTCGGTCAGCAAGTATGACCGTATCGCACTGAACGCGATAATGCGCGTGGTGGAGCAACACCTGAACCGCACGTTCATAGCCGATTCCGCATCGAGCATCAAAGGGCG